GTGCTCTTCCGATCTGTCGCACATTGCCCCCTGTCGGATAAGGGTTGCTAGACACCAGTGCTTGCACTGTTATGGATCAAAACGTTGAAGGACCATTACCTGGCCCGTTGGGGCTAGATGAACAAATTGACAACGATTACATAAATATTGGACATGAAGCAGGACATGATCAGGCAATGCAAATCGCAGTGCACGATAATGATTGGGCTGATTTGATAAATTTAGAACATTTGGAACCTATCATTCCGGAACCACCGATAGTACACCGAAGGGCTGGGACACTATTACAGCTCTTCAGAGAACCCAGGAGGTGGAGGCGCGCATTAAGGCAAGTTGGGCCACCAAGATTGGCCCCACAACCAGATGAAATTGATGACCTTAATGATGCTTTTGATGTACTATACCGGGATGCACCAGCTCAAGTATACCAACCAATTGTCGTGCCAAGAGAACGGTTAAACTTCCCAAAACGTGGGTTGTGGCAGAGAATAAAGGCAAAAATCTTCAAGAAACAGGATGCCACGACCACTACGGAACCGATGGAAATGGGATGCCAGTGCGACTTGCTTGCAGAAGATGTGCCGCCGTTGCCACCAAGAGACGTATACGAATACGCCGGGCCAAAGAAAGTAAGAATAATAGATGACAATAGGCCCGAATTTAAATTTACACCATCAACTTGGTTAGGCAGATATGATATGGCGGATGATGACCTAGTTAGTTTCCTGTATTCACGATCAATGTTTATGGAGGATGGAAAATTGACTTTGCTTTACATGAAGCAACGTGCCATAAAATGGCTAGATGGATTTGATAAACAAAAATATAGCATGAAGGACATAGCAATAATCATACGAGATAGTACAAGAGAAGCTTATGACATCGAGCACCGAGTGGTTAAGACCACCCCTTTTCTAATGCGCCTCACCTTCATCATGGTTATTGCTATGCTTGGAATATTGACTCACCACTATACCACACAATTTCGCCAAGGACTAGAGAAAGACTTGAGTTACAACTATCCAGGGATAATACCGGTTGTGAAAGAAATCACCCACAACACTATCACAATCGAAACATGGTATGGTGTCCTCGAAGTGCCGGATACAAATTTACACACAAAAGCGATGTTTTGCAATCAAAATTTGGCAAATCCAGGTTGCCTGGAATTTTGCCCTCATGCGGTGCTCAATGCATATACCCATCCACACATCGCTTATGCTTGCCTATTCAGGGTAGCATCACTCCGAAGCATGACATCTGCAGATCGAGAACACGCCTTAAAATTGTCCACCGAACTGGCCTGGAATACGAAGTGGGGTTACACAGCTCGTGCTCGTGTAATGAGTTGGTTTCTCTTACCGAACGTCATCTGGCGGCAGTCATACAACCTTGTGTGGAAGATATTAAGCGGGCGGGCAGGGCTTCAAGAAAGTTTTACAATGTTGTATTGGAGCCCACAAGTTATAACAATGTTATCGCTGCTTATAGTGGGACCAAGAGGGCCATCTATATTAAGGCCCTAGAAAGTTTAAGATCAAAAGGATTGCAAGATTGGCATAGGCGGGTTAAGATGTTTATAAAATTAGATAAAATGCCATTGGAAACTGTAAAAACAAAACCACCCAGAGCAATACAATATCGCGCACCCGAATTCAACTTAAAATTTTCACGATTCATTAAAGCTTTCGAACACTATTATTATGAAAATTTAACCTATGGAACAACATCGCGAGTAGTTGCTAAAGGTTTAAACCAAGTAGAAAGAGCACAGTTATTGATTCAGAAAGCAGAGCAGTTTGTAAAACCCATTTATTTGTTATTAGATCATACTGCATTTGATGCGTCTATAGGAACACATTGGTTGAAACAGACGCATCGTAAATATTTAAAATCTATGCCTTATAAGAAGTTACATAAATTACTAAAAGCACAGCTAGTAAATTTTGGTTATACAAAGTTTGGGCATCAATATATGGTCAAGGGAACCCGTATGTCAGGTGAATCCGATACGGGTTGTGGTAATGTTGTTGTGAACTTAGATGCCATATATTATGTTTTAATGCAGAGTTTGATTAAAAAATTTGAGATACTAGTTGACGGGGATGATTCAATAGTAATTATCGAGGAAAAAGATTTAAAATTATTGCGCATGGAAATATTTGAACGATTAGGATTTAAAACAAAATTAGAAATAGCATATACATTAGAAACAGCTGAATTCTGTCAATCACGAATAGTGTTTACAGACCCACCAAAATTTGTTAGGAACCCATGTAGAGCTGTTAGTCATGCGACTTGCACACCTCACACATACTCACGAGACAAATATGATGAATGGATGAATGCAGTGGGCACGTGTGAAGTCTCTTTAAATTCAGGTGTGCCAGTTCTACAAACATTTGGGCAATCATTAATAACAGGAGATAACTTGTTTTGGACTCAGGAACTACGTGAACGGATGTCCCTCGAGACAGTCAGGGGGGCTGAACCAATAACGGATCAGGTTAGAATGTCTTTTTATCGAGCGTGGGGAATATCACCAGAATTGCAGAGGGAATTGGAGACCGTTATCACGTATCGTGCCTTCAAAAGATTTACAAACTCGGATAAAAATGATGAATCAATACAGAGGGCGCGGTCGCTTTTGGAACGCCGGTTTGAATCTGGCAGCAGCTGCTGGTGGTGCGGCTGCAAGGGTCGCGGCAAATCGGTTTCAGAACTGGGTGAACTCACCACCATCAAACCCGTATAATATGCAGCCCATCTACCAAGCATTGCCACCTGTAAGAAGGGGACGTGGTAGGGGGCGTGGACGCGGTCGAGGCCGAGGCAGGCCACAGGCTGTTACTCCCGGAAGACAGCCGTCCGCGGGGATATCACAAACTCGTTCTGGGGCAAAAATTTCAATAAGGGATACTGAAGCGTTTGTGGTTGAGCAGGGGTTTAAAGCATATAAAATGAACCCTGCAGTCAACCAGCTCCCCCGATTGGAACAACATTCAAAAATGTATAAGCGATATAGGATTAGATACTTCAACATCGCTTATAAATCGGGGTCAGGAACAGCCACATCGGGAAATGTAACAGTAGGTATTTTGGGTGGAACTATTGACAGTAAGGTCACTAGTAAAAATGTAATAAATTTAAGACCATCATTTTTCACCCCAGCATGGAAGAATGAAACTATGTCATTAGGATCAGACATAGACATAGCACGGTGGATGCTATGCGAGCAGGACGACAACGATGGAATAGCGTTTACGCTATATGTTAATTCTACAGAGGCGGGGTTAGGAATGATACAATGTTCCTATGAAGTGGAATTCGATCAGCCACACCCTTTTACGTAGAGCCCCGCCTTCAAATGCATGCTATAGTGGTCACAGACCATATTTGGACAAACTATGGCCGCTATGCAGCAACGGCGCAGTCGTTCATAAACCAGCAGAGAGCATTGTATGATCCTAATGACAGGGCTTGGCATATAGCACCACAACACCAACCATTAGCTATAGTTGCACATGATTGGCAATGGGATGCGACTTATAGGTGCTACATATCAAATTTAGATTATTCATGGGCAGTTGATTACACACATAAGATATCACCACAGTTTTGGTTTTCTGTCCATATGCCAAAAGGAATTGCCATGCCCGTAGTTGGAGCAGTTGGATCGGATTGGGATGTTATACAGCATTGGATTCATGGAGTGCCCGTTATCACGCATATCGAAGATCAGGTATCACGCGGGGCTAAAATTGGAGGAGTCGAATATAATTATACTGATCTATCGATAAATTTGCAACTCACGATACCGAAACATTCACAAAATTTTCGAATAAATTTACCGTTGATAACGTTATATCCGGACACACCATATATCATCACGGTTGCAGCCACTTTCTACATGTTTACATTGGAAAGGGCTAAGAAGGAACAGCCAGGGTTTTATAACTTGGCTGAGGTCTGGTTTTACCAGGAAGGTGGGGCGCCAGACGAGCCAAGTCGATAAATTCCCCCGAAAAGGGGGGGGGTGGGCTTGGTGACAGATGGGGT